CTGCGCATGATGTACGCGAGGGCGCGCCGATGTACTTGCGTGAACCGCCCTGGCACAAAGGACTCGAACTGGGCTATCCGCGGCGACTCGAGGACAGCGATCGGCAGCCTCTTGCGTGCTGGTTACGCGAGCAGTTGGGAGTCGCGAATGTCAAGCCACGAACAGCACTCGAGGGCTTGGCTGATTTAGCTAACCGAAGTAAGCACGACGCCCTGTTGGAGTACTTCAAGAACTGCGTTAAGGCAACAAGTACAAATGTAATCGAAACAGTGCTGTGTCGGGTCTTGGGAGCCGAAGACAGTGCATACACGCGCGCGGTCACGATGAAGTGGTTCATCGGACTGGTGGCGCGGCAATTTCAGCCGGGGTGCAAGATGGATAACTTGCTCATCTTGGTGGGTGAGCAGGGTTTGGGTAAGTCCACGTTCTTACAGGAACTATTTCCGCCTGAACTGCAGGAGGCAGCCTACACCGATTCGTTGAACATGCTTCGTCTCGAGCGCGATCAAATCGTCAAGTTGAGCAGGTACGCGTGCGTCGAGATCGGCGAGCTCGCTGCGATGAACAAGAGCGATATCGAGACGGTCAAGATGGCTATCTCGCAGCGCGTGGGAGATGAACGCGCGGCATACGCCCAGCTGCACGCTCGCTATCCGAGACGGGCCGTGTTCGTCGGGACGACCAACCGAGGCGATTTTCTACGGGACCCGACAGGGGCTCGCCGCTTCTGGCCAGTCGAGGTAAAAGGTCGTCTCGATTTAGAGGCCCTACGCGCCATCAGGAGCGATTTGTGGGGCGAGGCCGTGGGTGCGTACCACCGAGGCGTTTCCTGGCATCTGGGGGCCGCTGAGGAGGCTTTAGCGGGCGAAGTGCGGGAGGACTACCAAGAGGAGGACACTCTGCTTGAGGAAGTCCGAGCTTTGCTCGCCGAATGGCCGGGGGAATCGAAATTCGAAAACCCGAACTACCACATGCAGGCTTGGCAGCTCGACGGTAAGCGCGTGCTCAAAGTCAGGCTTGGGCAGTTGCTGCTCAAGCTTGGGTATGACTTGGGGGACAAACAGAAAGAACGTCGGGTCGCTGATGTGCTCCGACGATTCGGATGGACTTGCAAACTCGAGAAGCACGCCGGCACGCCGTATCGCATTTGGTACAATCAGGCTAGGTAACGAGATGCAGTTACCGGTAACTCGCTGAAAAGTTGTTCAGTAGGTTACCGGTTTTCTTCCATGAATACCAATCATTAGTACTAGTAGGTAACAGTAGTAACAGTAGATTAGATAATATAAAGAGTATAGATAGAATATATAGAGGGGGGGGGATCTATATGAGTAGGGACATAGGTTGAAACCCGATACTTCCGCTACTCCGTTACCGCTGAATAGCCAATGCAGGCCGGCTCATAGCCTATAACAACTAAAAAAGGACACCTCGAAGCCTTCGAAGGTGTCCAATCTTTGCACATAGCCTATTGAGGCTAGCGCTGTCAGCCTGACGCCTGCGCGTCAGCAGATAGCTAGTGTTGGCTATGCACGAGTCCTGCCCAGTCCGAGCAGTGTGCTCGGGTCGACCTCGAGAAGTGCGCACATGTGCAGAAAGGTGCGCAGATTCATATCTCGCCTACCCGTCTCGATGTCCGCGAGATATGGCCTGGATAGGCCAATCCGGGGCGCGAACGCCCGTTGGCTAAAGCCCCGCTCTTCGCGAATCCGCTTCAAGTTCATGGCCAAATTGTGTGCGATCTCAGTTGCCATAACAGCCTCATCTGGTGACAAGTCGGCAAGCGCTTCGACCGGCGCAGATACTAGTTCGAGTGCGTCTGGCTGGTGCCAGCTCATCATGCCGTCATGCCAGCGCACGAGCGCCTGTTCCGGGTCTCCCGGAAGGTCTCTGTGCAGGCGTTTGACGATGCCAATCGCGCCGTCCTGGCGCGAGCGTACGACCGAATCGGGCTTGATTGTCACAGGCCCCACAACCGGTGCGGGATCCTGGCGCGAGCGTACGACCGAATCGGGCTTGACCGTCATATTCCGAGACGCATCAAAACTTGCGCCATAAGCAGCGTCACAAGTGTGCAAAAGATCATGCCGGGCACGCCGCCGTGGTCGATAATGAAGTTGATCATATGTTCCTATTTTCCTTGCTCCAGATAATTTCAACGTAAAGTGTCTCGCACTCACGCGGACAGGTTTGTATCCAAGCTGAATAGTAGCGCGTGTGTCGAACGGTGATAGTGCACGCGTGTGGGCACCCGGTCTCGGATGAAAGGAAAAGCCAGGGCATGTTGTATGTAGTGCTCATGGAAACCTCACATTCACACGCCAAGCGCGACCGTCGTCAGTCTCGCCCCAAAACTGCCATTGACTCGGTCCACGTACATAGTCACGGGTGACGTTCAATAGCGCGTCGAGCTCTTGTCCATTGTACTCGAGCGTGATCGTGTTGTCGGTCGCGATGCTCTGCGCGATTGCTTGTTGCGCGGTCACTGTACACCGTCCCATTGTCTAGCCTCGTCGAGGCTCGAGAATGCGTGGTAGCCGTCCTCAAACTTGACGACTGCACGAGCCCACGGCGCACGCTCGAACGCTTCCTGTTCAGTCTGACACTCGTCTAAAAACTTATCTCTCACGACTACTCCTGCACGCGCACAATGCGCACTTGCCCACCGTTCCGTTGAATGTCTTCGGCCATCTCGACGGCCTCTTCATAAAGAAGGTTTTGCCCGTCCGAGACGAAGCACCATTCACTCTGCCACTTGGTCTGCACAGCATAACAACGCATAACTTTGTCCTTTGGCCCGTGCCTCGGTAGGTTGCCGAGGCTGTTGTGCGCTTACTACTTCTTTGCTGCGCGTAGTGCTTCCAACTTACGCACGCAATGTTTACAAGTCGGTTCGCCCTCCTCAATTTCATCGCATAGGTGGCCCGGTTTTACCCGCCCACATAAGGCCGTGGCGGCATCGTCAACGCTCGCGTGCGTGAGTAGTGGGCCGTCCAGTTTAGCGCGGGATTTGCCGGGATAAGCGGCTGCTAAGACACTATGTACAGTGATCATTGTTCCCTGTTCTTTGGCCCGTGCCGCGGTAGGTTGCCGAGGCCGTTGTACGATTACTCTAACACTGTGTGATCCGCACAATTACTTGTCCGGTAGCGTCGTAAATCTCGCCGTATTGTTCTGGGCGCGGCGTGTGATTCCAGTAGAGCTCATCGGCGCCTCTAGGCGCGAACACGCCGACAGCGGCCAACGCGTGTTCTGTGTGCGAGTGTGATGCATTGAACGGAAGCAAGACTGCGCCGGCCTCTGACCAGTCATCACACTCTGCGTCGTAATGTTCCACGGTAAATCGGTACAAGTTCATAATCTCACTCCGCGAACCTATCGTGCCACACACGAACCCGAACACGTACGTGCTCGGGTTACAGTGTCGTATCGCTAGGTTTAGTAACTCTTGCCCGTCATTTTTGTGCGTAGATACACGCGTTGATAGTTGTCGGTCCGGAAGTAGACCGAAGGCCCCGCGGCTGCCCTCGGTCTCATCTCCCATACTTCGATTGTCTCGCCCTCGTTCGTGTCGATTGTGACCGGTCCGATGACCTCGTACGAGGCCATCACACTGATACTTGCTCGACATTCACGCGCGCGTGTACACGCTTGAATGTCTTGACGTCGAAGTAAGCCGAGTCGCAAAGACCGTGTTTTACAGCTGATTTGCGCACAAGTTCCCAACACTCGTACGTGTCGCCGGACCACGTCTCGACCGTGACCGGCTTACTGCGCACGCTATAGTTGCGCATTGTGTCACCAAAAAACGCCATGCTCTTGCGGTCAAAGAAGTTCGAGCCAGTTGCTGTGACTTTTGCTTTGAGATCTGCGGGTGTCATTGTGTGCTCCTATTCATTCCGGTGTAATGTCGCCGCGATCGTTCAAGAGGCCGGCTTTTGCTGCAATGGCGCGGATAGCCTTGTCCTCCGTACCGCCATCAAGCTTGCCCGTCTCGCAGCTCAACAGTTTGATGAGCGCGTTCAGGATATCGGCCATGTACTCGTCTGCATAACCGTCGTCGCCGATACGTGACTCGCCATCACTAAGAGCTGCATACGCGTCACAGTACTTTTCCGCGGCGACCTTCATGGCAGTCCAAGCCACGCCCATGTTTTTACGATTCATTGCCGCAATCGCGGTCTGTTTCTGTGTCCATTCCATGTTCTATTCTCCCTAACTAACGCAACCACACAGTAGCTCGCACAGTCCTAGCGCGAGCTCTAGTGCAGATGTGTCAATCTTCGTCGCTAGGCCAGAAACCAAAATCCGCGCCATCGCCCCAATGCGCACCGAACGTGTGACCCTCAGGCGCGAAGTAATCGAGTGCGGTCATAAGCTGATCAACTACTTCGCTATTGACGTCGTCACCGTGGTCGGATTCCCGTGCATCAGCGATCAGATTCAAGAATTCGTCGCGCTCGTTCTGACGCCCACACCAGTGGTCGGCATTGTCTTGAATGAGACTCTCGAGAGTGTCCGCGAAAGCAGACAACAAGTCCTCTGTCTTGAGTGTTCCCGCGCTTACTGTTCCCGGTTCTGCAGTCTTGAGTGTCATTGTCTCGCTCCGTTGTTAGCTACGTGTCAGCTATGCGCGAGTACATCCATGCACTCGCGTAACGCTCGCACTAGCTACAGTCCCTCACGTTCCACGATATCGCCCCAATTCCCGATGAATAACCGGTCACTCGCGCGCTTGTACACGAGCGTGGTCGCGTACGTGTCGCCAGCGTTGCAGTACTCGTAAGGCGGCGCGTAACCCTCTGAATGTTCGCCCTCACCTATGCACTCGACACCGCTCGTTCCGAGTATGTGGTCGATAGCGTGGAGCACGAGCGTGGTCCGCCACATACGGCTGTTGTAAGGATCGTTGTAGCAAGAGCGCGCATACGCGGCGGTTTCTGGACACTTCGCTTCTATGAGTGGCTCGAGTAGTTCGCGGTAATCGCGCGCTGCGCAGAGGTCCTTGATTAGTTTCGCTTGCGCGGTGTCAAGGTCGAACGTGTCGCGTAGTTTTTTGGCTTGTGGTGAGATCATTTTACTTACTCCTTAGATGCTAGTGCGACGATATCGTGCGTGTCGTGACTCGCGATATATTCCGGCTTGCCATTCACAAGCACATACCAAGTGCCGCTGTTGCCCCAACACACGCAGTAGACGCGACGCCAGCGTTTATCGGCCAGTTGTACTTGCCACGCGGTAGACAGCTTGTTTCCGTAGCCTGAGCGCGACCGAATGGGAGGCGCCTCTGTCAATCGGGCCGCGCGGACCGTTGTCATGTTGAGATAGTTCATATTCTTTGCTCCGTTGCTAAATCGTGTCAGCTATGCGCGAGTACATCCATGCACTCGCGTAACGCTCGCACTTTCAGCAGCCTGTGTAGTAATCGACAGTCACGTGCTCGGCTTCGATTGAATACCGGCCGGTTGGATACTCTGATTCTTGCTCCCAATTCGTGGTCTCGTACGTGTGCACACACGTCTCGAGTTCGTTATCGTCTGCGCCTAGTAGCGTACGAAGCTCGCTCGCAACGTTCTGAACGAACAGTGCGAGACACTCTTCATCCGACCATGCCGCGATCTCCTCGCGGTCCCAAGCGCCCATCTCGCGCGCCCACTCCTGCATACCCTCGCAAGCGTCAGCGCGGTCACTCAGCAGCCATTTATCGGCCGATTCCGCCACTTCGAGCGCACACTGCCAGGTCAATCGACCAGCTTGATCGCCTAGGTTCGCTTGACTGTTAGAACAGTCCCAAGGCTCGCGCGCGGAAAACATCACAGATACGTCAGCTTTGATTGTGGTCATATTCAAGTTCCCTATCAGTGCCCACTGTAGCGTCTAAGCGTTCTTAGTCGCTACCGTCGAACTATAGTCAGAACGGGCAGTTACCCTGTAAGTATTCTCGCGCGGCTTCCATATCATCAAACTCCCCGCAGTCTTTCGCAGTCTTTAGGAGTGCCGAGTCGCAGTGCTGGTATGTATCGTCGCCGCCCTCGTGGCAGTAGCGATTATCAAGTTCGTCTGCGCGGTCTGATTCTACGTTGTCGGCTGTTACGAGATACGTGTAGAGGTAATGCAGCTCGTGAGATGGCCGGAGTTCGCACAAGTACACGCCTACCTCTGGTGTGTACATATACACCGTATGAATCGAGACTATGTCCGCGCGATCTTCGGGCTGGATATTGTAATACTGCGTGTCGTTCACTGAGATTACTTTGACGTTCACGTGCTAACTCCCTATCAGTGCCCACTGTAGCGTCTAAGTGTTCTTAGTCGCTACCGTCGAACTATAGAGCTTCAAGCTTACTCAACACTCGCGCTGCAACCGGACTAGATTTGCCTGATATGGCCGCTTGCACTATGCGCAGACTGAGAACTGTTAGAATCCGTTGTTTGTCCCACGCGCCTACCATGTTCGCCTCCACAATGTCCCCAAGCCAGAATCAAGAGCCCGATCAAGATAATCGGAATCATCAGATACCAGAACAGCGCAGCGCCTACGACGGCGACCGCGATTAGGAACAGAACCCAGAACGCGGTCATCATCGGTAGGACCTCTTAGCGCGGCGATAAAGCTTGTGAAGTGCCACGTTCACGCGTTCTGCGGTCTCTTCAGTGTCCAACACTAGGCACTCGTCTACCTGCTCACCGTCGTCCATGCGCATTCCGTATTCGCCGAGACAGTCGAGCAGATAGCGCCGCTGCGCCTTGAGTGAATCAATCATGCGTTGCGTAAACATCTGTACTCCGTGCGTAAACACCCTGTAAGCCTACAGACTCGCGCCTGTTAGACTTACAGTGTGCGAGCAGCTCTGTCACAGCTGCTCAGCTACACCCTAGTTCCTCACTACCCACGCACCGTCGTAGCGGTCTCGCGCAGGCTATTCAGTTGTCAAAGAGCCGCTTGCCGTCTTGGGCTTGCGGTGCATCCAGCTAGCTACCCTACCAGACCGCGCTGTCACCGCGGCGTAGCTGCTGCTGCACTTGGGAGTCTCTCACTCTCCCGGCGGGCCGCTGTTTGCGACCACACACTAAACATAATTCAGCCTGTCGCTGCGCGCCACACGCACGACCAGGGCATTCCGTTATTTCTGTTATTCCACACTCACAGCGGAATGTGTGCAGTGTGGGTGTAGCGTTCTGTCCTTACAGCAACGCGCAGTGCTCTTCAGTAGAGGCGCCAGAACGCCCGAACGGAGCGCGCTCGCGCTCGTTTGCGGCGCCGCCAGCAGCTGGCGCTCCGTTCGCACCGGTCGGTCGTGAGCTGGCCGCGCGTGCGACCTCATGCTCAGCGAGCATGCGCAGCGGCGGCGGCGGGCGTGCTTGCCGCTCACGGCGGCGGAACGGAGCACGCTCGTGCCGTGGCTTCCACAAACAGGCTTGCGCACAGGGTGCGAGCGCAGCGCAACCTACACGCCCCGCGCGCCTAGGCGCTCATGCGTGCGCAGCGCTGGCGTGCGCAGGCGCACCGACACGTACGCGCGCAGCGCAACCTACACGAGCGCCCGAGCTCGGGCTACGCGAGGGGGTGGGGGTACGGGGTACACTTGCTCGCCCCTGGTCTCTAGCGTGCGCTATGCGCCCATTTCGCGTACAAGGCACGCGTCCGCGTACCAGGACACGTCCACGTTCTAAGAACGTGTCTCGTCAACGAGACGCGGCCCAGTCGCTCCAACAGCTGCCGCCGTTGAGCGGGTCGGGCCTAGTGGGGGACAAGCCTAGCGGACAAGCCTGCTGTGGAGGGACAAGCTCGAGCCTCAAGCTGTCTTGCCCTGTCCCCGCCAGTCCTGGTATGGCCAGCCAATGAAGAAGCCACCCGATGACCTCCTGCGCGCCTACCCCCTAGACGTCGTTGCAGAGCGACTGAGCGTCTCACGCCGCACACTCGTTCGTGCTGTTGACCTTGGTCACCTGCACGTGATTCGGGTGGGAAGGGCTATGCGAGTCACAGAGGCAGAGCTTCGTCGCGTGATCGCGGATGGCTTGAACACGGGCTATTACCGATGACCGAAATCAGGCCCACCCACAGCTGTTTCGACGACGCGATCGAGTTCTTCGAGCTCGTCGACCTCGACAAGGCAGATGCGTTCAGGCTCGTGCACGGGCTGTGCTACTCGGTGCTCGGGCCGTACGCGCACGCGTGGGTCGAGGAAGGCGATCGCGTTTGGCAAGGCATGCCAGGTCGCCGATGGTTCGCCGTTGACCGCGTGTGGTTTTACGCTGCTTACAACGTCGTTGAACGCACTGTTTATACCGTCCTCGAGGCTGCCAAGCTCAACCGAGACAGCGGGCACTACGGGCCATGGGATCCGCGGTACCGAAAGCACACGGGCGGCGGAGGTATCATTGGGAAGTTCGAAAACGTGAAGGTGTTGGCTGTGCTCGAGAAGAAGTGAGCAACTCGTTTAAGCCCCCGTACCCTTGTTTTCGCTTACCTCCCCGCTGAGACTCATTGGGTCTATGCAATTACGACAATACGAGACAGACTGGCTAGCCAGAGTTACCAAGTCCAAGTCCAAGCGTATCCTGATAGTAGGCCCAACAGGGTCGGGGAAGACCGTTGTTGCAGCTGTGCTCGTGAAGCGTGCAGTTCTTCAAGGTAAGCGCGTGCTGTTCCTCGCACACCGCCGTGAGCTCATCAGCCAGGCGTGTCAGCGACTTGTCGAGGCAGGCGTGCCGCATGGGCAGATCGGCGTGATTATTGGCGAGGACCTCGAGGATTTCGCCGTAAACCCGCGCGCACGCGTCCAGGTCGCCGTCGTGCAAGCCCTCACGGGTGCTGGCACGCACGAACTGCCGCCCGCAGACCTGATTGTGATAGACGAAGCCCACCGCGCGCCAGTTGACAGCTACAAAGAGATACTCGAGCAGTATCCAAGAGCGACAGTTCACGGGCTCACTGCAACGCCCTACCGGCTCGATGAGCGCCCGCTAGACGACTTGTTCGACGAGATCGTTCCGAGTGCCCCGCCCTCCGCACTTATCGAGGCTGGCTGGCTCTCAAAGCCCCTCGTTTACACTGTTCCGAGAGATCAGCGGCCCAAGTTGCTCGGATTGCGCAAGAGAGATGGGGATTTTGACACGGGACAGCTCGCCAGAGTCACGGATTTGCCCTATCTCGTCGGTTCGGTCGTCGATCACTACCTCGAGTATGCGAAAAATCGCCCAACGGTCGTGTACGGCGTGAATCTGACTCATTGTCATCACCTCACGGAACAGTTCCGGCACCGAGGCGTGCGAGCGGCGACTGTTTACGGCGAAATGGGCGTGAAAGCACGCAACGACGCACTCGACATGTTCGACAAGGGCGAGCTGGACGTCATCACGAACTGTCGTCTGCTCACGGAAGGGTGGGACAGCTCAATTGTCAGGTGCGCGATCATCGCGAGGGCTACGTTGAGCGCGGGGCTGTGGTTTCAGCTCGTCGGACGAGTCACGAGGCCAGGTAAAGTCCAGCCGATCGTGCTCGACCACGCGGGGAACGCACTGATGCACGGTCTGCCGCTCGAGGATACTGACTATTCGCTCAAAACGCGCCCGCGAATTCACCGTCCTGGCAGCGGACTCGGGGAAAAGCAGTGTCCAAAGTGTAAGAACTCAGTGAACGGGTTCGTGCGCGTGTGCGGCTACTGCCAGCATGAGTGGTGGGCGAAGAACGCAATACCCGACGAAGCACAAGGGCAACTCGTTCAGGTAGAGAGACGAAATCGACGGCGCAAGTGCGCCTATGAGAAGTGTCCAACGCCTCACGTAGTCACGCACGGGACGATGCACATGGCTTGCGTGTCTCTTCTCGCACTCGAGAAACACAAGTGCCAGTACGAGCACTGTTCGACCCCCGACAAGCCACTTTCTCAGAACAACAACACGACCATGCACCGCTGGTGCTCGGTCGCGCTCAAAGGCTCGGTCCCTAAGAACAAGGCGCGTTGCACTTACGAGAAATGTCCGCGCCCCGATGAACTGTTCCCCTCGAAACCAAGTTCAACGCGCGTGATGCATGGCGCATGTTTGAAATTACGACAGCTAGAAATGCGCAAGTGCCAGTACGCGAAGTGCGGGACTCCCACAGTCTTACTGTCTCAGAAAGCTGAGCAGCAAGGGATCACGATGCATAGAGCATGCAAGGCCCGCGATTTTGCTGAGCGCAAAGACCCGACGAAGCCTCGCTGCAAGACTTGCGGCATGCGCTCGATCTTACCAACCTGTCACAAGTGCAAAGGAAAACAGACTCATGCCCACAAAAACTGACTTCTTGCGCTCGTTACCCCCGACCACAACTGCAGCTCAAGCTGTCGCAGCCGCGAAAAAGGCAGGCTACAAGACGACAAAACAGCAGTTTTACCAAATTCGGCACGAAATGAAGAAAAAGCCCAAGCCCGTCGAGCCCGTCGTCACAGTCAAGAAAGTACAAGCTCAGCCAGTAACGTCTGAGCCAATCCCGCCCGAAGTTATCAAGTTGATCGTTCGTTACGGTAGCGATGTCATTGAGCGCGCAATTGCCAGCCTATCGAACGGTGGGGCAGGCCGTACTCCTTAATCTTCTTGATCAGTGTCCGGCGCCCTATTCCCAGCGCCCGTGCAGTGAGCACGCGATTGCCTCCGTTCTCGTCGAGCGCTCGGACTAGTTCTGAGCGTTCGTATTCGAGGTACGCGCGCTCGATATCGAGATCAACCGGCGCGGGCTCTAGCGAGCTCGCGTTGATGATCGACTCGAGCGTGCGCAGTTCAAGTTTCTTGAGCCACAAGCCCAACGTGCGCCGGTGATAACCAACCACGGGGGCCGCGTCCATGATCTTGCAGTTGTGAGCGAGCATTGCATGCGCGATGTGACATTTCTGAATCCGCCGCAGCTCGTCTTCGAAGATACGATGTTTCATGTTCCCAACTTAGGACGTGTGTGCTATTGACGCAACATGAACAATCATCTAATCCGTGAACTCGAGCGGTTCCTCGAACGCGCCCATCGTGACGAGATCACGAGCTTCGTGATCGCGACTACGACTAACAATGGCGACGTGAGGATGGGCTACGAGATACGAGACTTCGCACTGCTCGGCGCACTCGACGTCGTGAGGTATGAAGCAGCGCGAGATGCCTCGGCTAAGTACGTGCTAGACTGTCAGAATGAAAAAGACACTGAAGACTGGGACTGTAAAACCCAAGTCGAAACCATCGAAGACTCTGTCGTACGAAAAACTCGACCCAAAACTAGCTAAGAAAACAGGGAGAACTAAGGCGAATTTGGGCTGTTAACTCAGACTGGGAAGAATGTGCCTGACGGGTAGCGCCTGATGTAGTCGATGACTATCCAGTTGCGACTCAGGGTGAACTGAGGCGTATTACGAACCAATGCGCCCGCGAATCCCGGCGCCCAAGCGGTTGGCGCCGTGTTGTTGACTGTGTACAAAAATAGCGCCTCATTATCTAAGCCCATGATGATGCAGTCAACAAGATTTCCGCTACCCTTCCAATCCGCGAAAAACGTCAGCGACCGATACGGTTCGCCGAGCGTTTGGCTTGCGTATGACGTCTGCGTGGCCCCCGTCTGTTTGTACGCATTGCCCGTCCCCGTGTTGTCCTGACTCACGACGACTGAGTTTTGCGCGGCGTTACCGAAAGGTACGGACACGTTGTCTGTTATGTAGATTCCGCGCAGAGTACTACTTCCGAACGCTGAACAGCCCGCTCCCGATGCATAGACAAAAGTACCCGTTGTTGCTTTGTATATGTAAAGAATGTTTCCGCTGTTCCCGCCGACTTGGACGTAGAGCTTGCCGTTACGCACGGTCGAGCGATATTGCCCCGCAGCCATCGCTGTAGGCGGGACGATGGTCGGATCAACGTCGCCAAGCCGAGTCATCGCAGAGATAGTCGGAGCGAGCTGAATCACGGTCCACCCTCTCACGGTTGGATCCGAACTCCCACCATCAAACTCGTCGCTCCAACTATCAGTCGTCGTCGGGTACGCCTCGTACATCGTCCCGCCCGCGACTGCGACTTGCCTAGCCGTCGAGCGGTATATCGCGTCGTTCGCCGCACTATTCGCAATATAGATCTGATCAGCAGCAACCGGTGTTGGTTTCGCAGTATAAGCCCCGATGTTCCCGTTCACGACATTCCACAGCACGGGCCGAGGCGTGCTTGCAATTCCCCCGCCCAACGTCGTTTTTCGGAAGAAGTCAAGCGAGATGACGTACGGAATCGTGCCGGTATAGGCCGTTGGCGGCGCCCACTGCAAGCCCGCGTACGCGATCGTACTGATGTTGACCGCGCCCGCGGGCTCAGTGGACAAAGTATCGCCGTTGCCCGAGTTCGTCATGAACGGGTGGTAAGTCGTGGCACCCGATACTTGAATCCCGCGCATGTCCGGGATAGCAGCGCCTAGCGGTTGTCTGCTCGTGCCCGCCGTGGTCCCCGCCGTCGTTCGGTTCATGTCCACGTACCACGCGCCAGTCGTGCTTCCGTACGAGCTCACGTACACGCGATTGTTCTGGTCGGGCTGTCCGCTTGCATTCGCATACAAGCCCATCTCGAAGAAACCCGCGGGCGTGGAAGCGTCAAGACGAGTCGCTGCGCCAGCTCGCATCCAATAGATGTCGCCCAGAGACAAGGTCGTGATGGCCTTGAAGATCGAGTAGGTCGAAGCGGCCGTGGGAAACTGCACGAGCAGCTGTGAGCCTCGCAGAGTCGACCAATACGTGCCAGCAGCGGGACCGCTCGCATTCCACGCGTCCACGTCACCCGAGCGCGTGAGCGTCGTTCCCGCCGTGTTCTTGATCGTCCACCCGCGCGTCGCCAGGTCGGGGCTGCCTGTCTCGAACTCGTCGTCGAAATTGTTCGCTACGGCGGGCGGGTCGACGTAGGGGTTGCCGGTGGGAAGACCAGCGTACGTGCCAGTGACTGAGACTTTGGGCGCTTGACCTATCCATGCGCTTGGGCCACTCGCGCTACGGATGAAGTCTATCGAGAAGACCTGTGCGTGTACATTGTTCGGAAAGCCGGTTCCTGCAGCTTGGGCCATGTACACCCGCAAGAAAGCCAGAGACGAGGCAGTCAGTGCGGTCACGTTAGCCGATTGCGTCGTACCAGCTCTTGAGTCTGCGATGAACATGCGCCAATCGCCCGTACCGCCGTTCAACTTGAGCCCGAGTATGTCGGGGCCTGCGTTATTGGAAGGTCTCTGATTGTTCGTTAGAACGCCGCCAGAGAACGATCCAAGCTCTATCGTCCAGTTCCCGCTCGTGCCCAGAGAGTCCATCTGCGAGAATATCCGGTTGTTCCCGTCCGGGTTCCCGCCAGCTGAGTAAGTGACTTCGATTCCTAGAAATGAGGTTCCAGTCGATGCGCCGGTATAATACATCGGGGCGCCCATTCTACCCCAGAACAAGGCCCCGCTACCCGCAACAACAGTCACGGGTTTGTAAAAACCCATGGTATTTCCGGCCAATGTCTGCACAAAGATTTGACTACCTACGATCGTGGAGCGGTAGGTTGCGGCTGTTAGGCCGGCAGCCCCGACGTTGTCCCACGGCAGGACATCACCGACCCGGCTCATGTCGACGTTGGAGGCGTTTCTTACGATGTACCCGCGAACAGCAAGGTCCGGCGATCCCGAATCAAACTCGTCGTCATAAGGCCCAGCTACCAGCGGCGGATCAACATACGGATTGCCGCTAGGTAGCCCCGCCGACACACCTACGAGCGAGGTCCCCGAGCGCTGCAACACCTGCCCGTTGCTGATAGCGCCGATGGTGAGCTGGCTCGGGCCTGAGGTCTCGTGCACGGCACTGACCCATGGATTCGGGTACGTCTGGCTGAGGTCGCCGCCAGCTGCGTTGCCTACACCAGTGAGTAAGGGCTTGGTTGGTTGGCCTATCCAAGCATTACCACCACTAGCAGAACGGAAGAAGTCTATCGAGTAGATACGCGCATTCGTATTGTTTGGCAGACCTGTGCCCGCAGCTTCATTGAGCTGAAAACCTGCGAATGCAACCGTAGTCGCAGTTACCCCGCCTACAACTGCACTTTCCGTGTGGCCATTGCTAGAATCCGCGGCAAAGCAGACCCAGTCAGTAGTGCCGCTTCTCAGCTTTATACCTAGAAGATCCAGACTACCAAGATTCGTAGACTTCGTGACCACAGATGCTGTTCCTCCGACAACAGAACCTGTGTCCACCGCGTTTACAACGCTGGTGCCGTTACTTTCAGTCTGCGCAACTTGCCTGTTGTTACTATCTGGCCGACCAGCCGTTGCGTACCAAAGATTCACGCCGATGAAGCTCGTAGCCGTAGTTGAACCCAGCGTATATGCCGGCGTGCCAACACGTGCCCAGACCAAGCCGCCGTTGCCCGAAGTCATCGTGTAGGGCTTCGAGATATAGCAGTTGGTGCCAGGGTATAGCTGCAATAAGAGCTGGCTACCAACGATCGTAGATAGGTACGTCGTCGTCGTTAGCACAGTCGGTAACACAGTGAACGGTTCGACGTTCCCTGCCCGAGTAAGAATGGTGCCCGTCGTTGTCTGAATCGTCCAACCACGCGCAACGAGATCGGGACTGCCTGAGTCGAACTCGTCATCAAGCGTGCCAGCTACGAGCGGCGGATCAACGTACGGGTTACCCGCGTTCGTCTGCACGACGTTCGCGCCAACCACGTTCGTGCCCGAGCGCAACAGAAACTGCCCCGCGCCTATCGCCCCAATCGTCAGCTGCGTTGGCCCCGACGTCTCGTGAATCGCATTCACTTGGTTCGACGTCATCGGCCCATTGACATCGCCCGCGAGTGTCGTCGGCGGGTACGCAGTGCCTACGACCGTCGTTCCGACTCGCTGCAGCAACTGAAAGTCGTTGATCGGCCCGATCGTGAGCTTGGTCGGCCCCGAGGTCTCGTGAATCGCGTTGACCTGGTTCGCGTTCGCCGGCCCGTTCGCATCGCCCGCAAGCATGACGTTCGCCTCGTTCACCTCGACCGAGACGGTCGGCCCGCCAGGATTCGTGACTGTGATCGAACCGTCAGGCGAGTTGATGCCTGAGATCGAGCCGCCCCCGCCTCCACCCGCCACGTCCTCCCATCCCGTGCTTGTCTTGACCCGAACAACTTCCGTGTCGTTCGCGTACGCAAGCCCGCCCTCGGGTGCGTTAGGTGGTTCTGTTCCGCTAGGGCCTACAGGGAGCTGGACGCGGGTCGAAGTATTCTTAGGAGTCGGATTTGCCAAACACTATAGTTTAGCAGGTCGTATCTCGTACTCAGATCCGTTGTAATATGTCTGCCAACCCGCTCGTTCTTGATCGCGTGCCCATCGATCCGTTCCGCGAATGTAGCCGCTCGGCACGTGGTAGAAACTCTGTTGGATACGATAAGCGTAATCGTTGTTCGGTGACTCGTCGTTCTCGAGCTGCTCATCGAGATCATCCCACGGCTCTGTTGTGTTCGCGCGTCGCCACTCGAGCCTATACCCGAGTCGCTGTGCACGACACCCCCAAGCCCAAGTGCCGTACTCGAGCTCTTTTTCTTCTTGTACTGGCGCCTCATAGTTCTGACACCCGCGCCCGCCGCATTTAGCCATAAACAAGCCCGCGTAGAAGGCCCGCGAGCCACAAAGAGGACACTTCTCCATATGCTAGTCTTAGTACATGGAAGCACCGTTGTACATCCCCGCGGACGTAGCCCTGTGGCTGCTGATTGAGTCGGGTGCGCCGGAAGATAGCCCGGACGCCGAGTATCTGCGCTCACTGGGCAAGGATTTGGTCTTAATTGAAGAGCCGCCGACCGATGACGACTGAGCACGCAGATGCTGCACTTCTCATCGACGCGTACGGTAAAATCGCTGCACAGATTGACGAGGCCGGCCAGTCATTCGTTGAGGCTGCGCCCGAAGATGGCGCGCGCCAACTTCGGTTACAGAGCAAGCTCATGACGGCTGTGCTCGCGAACTTCATCGGGACGATGCCAGGCGTGACGCCCGAGCAGCTGCTGTACATGTTTCACTATGCGATGAGCTCGGCGATGCAGATGGCGCGCGAAGTAGAGCCAGACGAGACACTGAACTAATCTGCTATAATAGTACACAGTGTACCGAGCACCGCCCCCACCCCCTAGTCCTCGTATCATTGAAGCGTTTCGCGAAGCTCTGCGTAACTGCATGACGCTCGAGATCGCCGCGACAATGGTCAAGGTCCCACAAAAGACCCTGCTCAAATGGATCGAGATGGGCCGCCGCGGCGCCGTCGATTACATGGCCTTTGTCGACATGATCGATGAAGAGCGCGCGAAGCTCTCGGGCTCGATTCTCGAGTTCTTGTACAAGGCAGCGTTTAACGAGGCCAATCTCGACGCGGTCAAGTTCTTGTACAAGCACCGTCTGCAGAAGGACGAAGAGCGCTTCGCTGAGCGTATCCACGCTATCGAAGACCGCGTGCAGGAGGAAGTTGTACAGGGCCTCGACGAGTCACAGGCAGAGGAAGATCTAGCGGCGGCGGAGGCACGTCTTGAAAGACATTAGGTACAGCGTGACCTTCACTCTCATCGTCGACGTGAAAGCAGCCACGCCCGAGGAAGCGGAAGACCTCGCGTGGGACGAGCTCAACACGACCAAGCCCTCGAGTCTCGTTATCGCGGTCGACGTGGAGGAAACTTGAACGTCACTGATTTCGTCCTCGCCCAGCGCGCCGCTCTCTTCACTGCCATCGCGCAAGCAGGCATCGATCTCTCACTCATCGTAGAGAAGGTCGACAAGCGCTTCCCATTCGGCAACTGGCGCAAGCCCGTCGAAGTCTGGCAGAAACCGATCATTCCCAGCGAGAAGGGTAAACATCTCGCAAACTATTGGCTGACGTACCCGCGAAAAGGCAGTGGTAAGACAGTCAAGTTCAACCTAGCAACATTCGAAACAATCTCTAAATGGCTAAACAAGCCGACGCCACAGCACTCGTCACAGAACCAACTCGCCCCTTCGAACACGGCGGGCGATACGTCGTCGTCCTAGTCCCTGCGAACTCCAAGCACGAGACGTATGTCCGGCGCACGTTCGAGGAACAGTTCAACCTCGAGAATCCGCCCCCGCTCGTCAACGCGATCAAGGTCGCCGAGATCTCGCAGGACTCGATTATCTATCTCGCGCATCCCGTGCGCGTGAAGAAGAAGGTGAAGGACCGCGCGGGGAAGGAAGTGTGGAAGAAGGCCCTCGAGCTCTTCATCAGTCGACCGATCGACATCGCCACCGAGTGCACTGACTCTCCACGTCGAGGTGCGAAGATTATCGACTTCAACAAAATCGTGCAGGTCGCGACGAGTGCCGCGAAGAACGATCCTTCCGGTTGGTTCTTCGTCCCGTTTCTTTCGGGATTCAACAAGGCTGATTTCACTGAAGCAACGATCCAACTGCTGAACCGCTAGAGAACTATGTCGTTACGGACTCTGCTTAATGGCGCGGGCGCGACGCAAGTCCTGCCTTCTTCTTGGGGTGGGACAGCTCAACCCGGTGTCACGCTCACGCCGAGCGATATCGCCTCGTTGACTGGCATGAACGGCGAGGATGATCCGCTCATCGTCAAGCGCGAAGCCCTGACCGGTCCGAATGTACTCAAGGATCAAGCATTGCGCGCGGGCGGCGGCGATCAGTACGCGATCGCGTTGGGGCGTGAGCGGACGCGCATTGATGCTGAAGCCCATGCATTGAAGCAAAAGCAGGACGCAAAACGTACCGAATTGCAGAAGGGTCTAGACGCCGCGACTGCGGCGCGTGAGCAAGCCAGAGAAGATATCAACGCCGAGCTCCTAGCTCTGAAGCCTATCATGCAAGGTTTACAACCTCAGATTCAGAAGAGTGCAGCAGCGAAGGATCAGTATGATGCACTGATGGCGCGTGCGAATCTGTTGAATCAAGGGATCAAGAACCTTGACGCCACATATACTGCAGGCGCCCAAAGTGCACTCGACGATTTCAACAGCGGCGCACAGGCCGAATACGACAAGATCATCGGTCCGCAAGAAAAAAACTACACCGACGCGACGAATCTAGCGATCACGCTTCGTGACAACACGAAGAAGCAAGGTGAGTTCGATAAGGCATACAACGCAGCCAGGTCTGAGTACGAGAACGCTGTAACTCAGCACGACAAAGACTACGCCGCGTTCAAGATGTACCAGGCGAAGAAAGCGATGTATGACCAAGACACTGCGAATCGCCAGGCGGATATTAATGCAGGTCGTTATGCCGTTAATCCTTATCAGTTTATGGCGCAAGGGGCGGACCTCAACGAGATCAACGCGCTCAGGGAACAAGTAAACGCAGGGAACTTGCGACCGAACATGCGCGTGCCTGATGCAGAAGTCGCGCCCGATGAAGTGAAAGATCCGGGTAACTTCGCGGGTACAGCGCCTGTGCATCAATACGTCGAAGCGCCCAAGCCCGAGAACCAAGCCGCTGCCGGGATTCTTGGATGGACGGCACCGGAGCCACCGAAGGCGGACGCGCCGCTCCCGCAAGCCTCGACCGCGGACGTGGACACGAGCTCAGTACATTCTGACTACGTGAGCCCAGCTGACAAGGCTAAGCCACCCGAGACAGAGAAGGACGCGTCTGGCAACCCGGTCATCAAACCAGGTAGCGCCGCCGCGAATCCCCCGCCTGGCCCAAGTAACACGCTCCAGCAAACAGCGACGGGCTCACAGGCGCAACCGAACCAACAGACCGCGCAGCAAGCCGCAACGCCAGCGCCGGCACTACCCGCGCAACCAACAGGTTCTACGGGCGGGCAAACAGCGAACACTGGTCAGACTCAAACTAACACACCGACCGCGCCGACTCAGCCTGAGAAGCCGAAGCCGTTCACGGAAGACGTACAGAAAGAAGATCCAGATCATGTCTGGTAAAGCAGAAGCATTGATGCGTGGGCTCGGACAGGGGTTCACAGGCAAGTGGGGCGATGAACTCATTCCCCTACTCACACCAGACGCGAGTGACGACACGGGCATCCCGCGCAATTACGCAGCTGGCTCTGCGTACAATGACTTGCGCAACAACGAGCGTGCAGAGAACCAAGAAGCGGCCGATAAGTACCCTGGCAACTTCTACACGGGACAGGCCCTCGGCGCGCTTCCAAGCGCCGTAGCGACGGGTGGCATGGCCGGCGAAGGTGTAGCTGCCAACGCGCTCTTAGCGGGCGCTCGAGGCGGGCTAGAGGGCGCAGGCGGGGGCACGGAGGGCAACCGAGCCATGGGCGCTGCTTGGGGCGCTGGCCCCTCTGCTGTGCTCGGCGGTCTCGGTGCGGGAGTCGCGAAAGCGGCACCTTACATCAAAGACTTGTTCAAGAACGGGCCGCCAGGTGGACCTCCGCTCGCACCAGCGATGGCGACTGTGGGCGGGGAGGCAGCACCCGAGGCATCCGAGATTGCGAGAGGTGCGGCTGCAGCTCGAGGTGCGGGAAGTCAAAGCGCGGCCGAGCTGGGCGGGCCGCTCATCAATCGAGCAGTGAGCGCGCCCACGGTACCTCCGCCTGCTCGAGCGGGCGCCGCCGCAAAAACCCAACCCCCTCCTCGTCGTGCGCAACAGAGCATGGTCGACAAGGAACTCGCGGGAGGTCGAAAGCTCGGGCCGGAAGAGACGGCGATGCGAACGAACGCGTTGCCTCCACCCAAAGGTTACGGCGGCGATTTCAAGGTTCCGAAAGATACTGGTCTGCCGAATGTCCCTCACATTGATTTCGGCAACAACGTAGAGATCGCCGGTGTAACTCCGAACATAAAGAGAGGCGCAACCGATGCGCCGCGCATGGCCCGCCTGATGGGTCGTACGATCCCAATCGAGCCCCCTCGACCAGGAATCCCTACTATTCCGCCCAGTGCGATCTCGACCGAAGCCAAAGCAATTCAAGCCGGCGAGGCGGCACCATTCCATGATCTTGGTCCGCCCACTGTTCCACCTGACGCGGTTTCACCAGCCGCGAGATCAGCGTTGGCAGGCGAGCGCGCGCCCTTCATGCCCGCAGACGATGTGATCGCGGGGCACGGGCCGCGAACAACTCCGCCGGGTGCGTTGAACTATGAACAGTCAGTAGGGCCGATGCGTGAACGTGCGCGTAACGCAATGTTGCCGCCCTCGTCAGATGAAGCCCTCGACAACTCGATGATCATGGGCGGGCCGCAGACACCGCGCATACCGACTGAGTATTCGGGACGCATGCGTCCGGCGGTAACGAATTTTGAACGATTGCCCAACGAGACCGACAAAGCAATGAAGGCGCGCATCGCTATCCAAGATGCAGAAGATCGCGCCGCTCTGCATCAAGCACAAGGCAAGCCCGCTGGCGATCACTTACGCGAACGGCCTCAGCGCTCGGGCCAGTCGATGTTCGACGCGGACCAGCTCGCGGGCAATCCGAGTCCCAAGACGCCCTCTGAGTACAAGCGTTCCGAGCGCCCTACTGGCGGCTATCACAGCGAGTTCCCCGAGGGTCACCCTCAACACGGCAACGGTAAGACTGGCGCCTTCGACTATGGCGAATTCAAATTAAGCTCCGCTCCTGGAGCCAAGAAAAAGACAGACGTCAAGGCTCTCATGAAGAAGCGTGCTGACGACGAAGAGTGAGCGTCACCCTAGACAGCGCGAAGCTCTGGCGAGCCGCGCGTCTACGCTACAAGCTGCATTCCGGTCAACGTGACATCTACGATCACTATCGCACGTGGGAGAAGCGCTCGTTCGAAGCGCGCAAACGTGGCGAAGCACAAGAAGGCTACTGGCCTCGCATCTACATCACGAACTGCGGGCGGCGCTTCGGCAAAGACTTCATGTCTTTGCTCATACGGATTGAGGATAGTCTTCGCAACCCCGGTGCCACGTACACGTACGCGACCGCGTACGCAAAAGACATTGCCTCGATTGTCCTACCACTTTTCGACCAGTTAGTAGCAGATTGTCCAGAGTCGATAAAGCCGATCTATCGGCAGAGCTACCAAGGCACCGAGGCCGGTCTCTTCTTTCCGAATGGCTCGATCATTCGTCTCGTGGGTATCGACACGAACCCCAACGGGTTACGTGGTCGAGCGAGCAACGGGTTTACGATCTCCGAGGCTTCTTTCTGCGACAAGCTCAAGTACGTGGTCACGTCAGTGATCATGCCTCAGTTCATGGGCTTCCTAGAAGCCACGTTGATGATGAATTCGACCCCGAGCGATGAGCCGGGGCACCCGTGGAAAGTAGACTTTGTTCCTGATGCGATCGCACGCGGCGCATACCAACACAAGACGATATTCGACAACCCGAGGATTAAGGACGCCGAACGAAACGAGTTCATTGCGACCTTGGGAGGTATCGACTCAGAGCAATGCAAGCGCGAGCTCCTGTGCATCGACGTCAGGTCTGAATCTCGTACTGTTATCCCGGAGTTCAACCCCGCCATCCATATCATGGAGTGGCAACAGCCTGAGTACTTCCTCGGATACACCGCAATCGACCCCGGCTCGAGAGATCTGTGCGCTGTCGTCTGCGCTTACTACGATTTCAGCGCGGCTAAGCTCGTTGTAGCGTCCGACTGGGCGAAACGAAACGCGAGCACGGCCGAGATTGCCGCGGCTCTCCGCGAGTGCGAGCAGCAAGCCTTCGGTGAGAGCTTCTTTTGGGATCACGACAAGTTCAAGACGAACCCGTTCTTGCGCTTATCCGACACAGAGCCCCGGCTCATCCACGATCTCAACGTCCAGCACGACCTGAAGGTCGGTAGCGCGGATAAGACAGACGGCAAGGAAGCTAGCCTCAACAACCTGCGCAATGCCTTCCATCAGAACCGCATAGCCATCCTCCCCACGGCCAAGAACTCGATCCTGCACTTAGAGGGCGCGATATGGAACCCACAACGAACGGACTATGTCCGTTCCGACGTGCTCGGACACTGCGATATCGTCGATGCCCTCAAGTACCTGTGGCGTGGGGTCAATCAGCAGATGAGCCCGTTCCCTCCCTACGGCGTGGTCTTGAATAGAACTGTGCCCCTCCATGAGATGCACTCATTACCCGAGCACTTCACGACTGAACGGTCTCTGGTGCAGGCGGCTAAGAAGCTGTTCTCTAGCAATCTGTCAGTCAGACGCCGATTCGGGCGAAAATAGCCACGTGCTATACTTTTACAACTAGTAATGCAAGACGAGAAGCTTGTTCAGATCACTGACGTGAGCAGTGACAAGTACGCTACTGTTCAAGACGTCCAAGACTACCTATCAAAGTTTTGGGCGAATGAGCGCGACCCTCTTAAGTTCTGGGCCTCGTGCAAAGACAAAGAGGAAGAGTACTTTGACGCCTGCGCTCGCCGCGGTCTGTTCAACATCGCTCGTCTCTCATTCAGTATGTACTTCGGTACGACTAACACTCAAGGGACTTATGGACAGTGGCAAACGCAGTCGGTCTCTTACGGCGGGGACAATCAAGAGCTGCTGGAGGTCTCAATCAATGAGTATCGCAGCTTCATTGACCAGATCACGAACATGGCCTGTAAGAACAGGCCCGCGTTCCAAGCTCAAGTCACCAACACCGATTACAAGTCACTCGCACAGGTAAACGCGAGCGATAACCTCGTGATGTACTTCTACGAGGACGCGTACGGCGAGCGTAAAGAGCGCGAAGTCGTCAAGATCGAGGAACTCTACGGGAAGGCGTACACGCACGTCGGCTGGGATCCAGACGACGGCGAAGTGATCCAGTACGAGGAAGAGATGCCCGACCCCGCAACGGGGATGACGCATCCGGTTCAGAAGACGGGTCGCGCAGGCAAGCTCACGATTGACCGAATGTACTGGTGGGACGTCGCGTGCGAGCCCTACCGGTCTGAGTTCGACGAACATCAGTGGCGGCTACTGATCCTGCCCAAGCGGTCGAAGGTCGAACTACAGGCCCGCTATCCGCTCTATGCGAAGCAGATTGAGAGCTCGAGCCTCGTCCCGAACTTGTACGAGTACTCAGTGCCAGGTTGCGACCCGCTCCAGCAAGAGCCGCTCGACCTGTGCGCCGTTCGCATTTTCTATTACCGCCGTTCGATGGCGATGCCCCTCGGGCGCAAAGTGATCTTCGTCAACGACGTGATGGTTGACGACAACCTCGCGCGCAACGAGCCCGTAGCGACTGACGAGATTCCGCTCATCCCCTTCGTCACGTGCGAACTGCATGGAACGAGCATGGGCATCAGTGAACTCTGGAACCTGATCCCACTCGATCAGCTCCAGAATCAGGTCATGAGCGATGTCGCTACGAACCTTGAGTCGTTCGGTAGGCCCAGCCTCGCGCTCGTCGAAGGAAGCGACATTGATATAGATGCGCTCGCAAACGGACAGAAGATTGTGTTTGTACCCCCAGGGAAGGATGCCCAGCCGCAGCCCATCAAGTTCCCTGAAATGCCGCAGCTCAGCCTCAAGGCAATCGAGATGTTCCGGCAGTTCAAGCAGTCTCTCTCGGGACTCAACGCGATCGCCCGTGGCGACACGTCAACTAACATCACTTCAGGCGCGCATGCTGCTCTTTACAGTCAGATTGCTATCGAAGCTCAGTCAGATCGCCAGCTCGCACTCGATCTTCATCGAGAACGCGTTGGCAATCTTATCATACAGTTTCTGAAGCGATACGCCAAGCATCCTCAGCTCGTCGCTGTAGCGGGGCTCGATGAGCGCCCATACATGCAGTACTTCGAAGCGAAGGATTGGGACGGCATTAAGCGCGTCAAGATCAAGACTGCGAACCCGATGATGAAAACTCAAGCCGGGAGGATGCAGCTGATCGACATGCTCAAAGACTTTCCGGGGCTGCCGTTCAAGGACCCGCAGCAAATCGTCGAGTTCATTACGAGCGGCGTGTTCAAGCCAATGATCACGACCACGCGCACGTCTGAGCTTCGCATCCGGTACGAGAACGAGGCGCTGTTCAAAGGTCCGCAAGTCCAGCAAGGGCAAGACCCGATGACGGGCCAGCCTACGCAGTCTGTGCCGGAAATACCGGTGATGGCGACCGACAACGCCGCGGCGCATATCTTCGGACACTTGGAAGTTCTCAACTCGCCCGCCGCGATGCAAGACCCGAAGATTTCGGGCGCCGTGCTCGCGCATATTATGCAGCACGTGCAGCTCGCACGCGGCGGAGACGCGTACTTGGCGCAGTTGCTGGGCAACCCAGCACCGATGGCGCCAGGTGGAGCGCAGCCTCAGCCGCCCGAGCAAGGACAACAGAAGAGCGCCGGCCCCGATAAACCTCAAAGCGAGCCCGATCAGAAACGGCTCGAGCAGAACGCTACACCGCCCCAAGCAGATCAAACGGACGACAGCGTCACAAAGCTACCTAAACCCGCAGAGCCACCCAAAGGCGCGGTAGCCGCCTGATTCACTAAGTAACGATGCCTGATATTGCACCCGCAGCGGCACCAGCCGCGGCGCCCAGTTCAACACCTACCTCGAGCCAAGCGCCGAGTTCTGTACCGACGTCGCCGGCCCCCGTACGCAGTACGACCGCCGAGCTCAGCGACAAGCTCTTCCACCCCGAGCCGTCCTCGAGCGAGCCTGATGCGACTTCACAGCATCAAGCCCCCGGTGACTACAGCTGGCTCGACAACTACAAAGAGGGCATTCACGGCGTACCCGTGCAAGAGCTTCTCGAGCAGATTGCTAACGGACAGCTCCCCGACCCGTTGCACGACAAGCTCCACTTGCGCTTGAAAGACGGCGATCAGGAGTGGGAGGGATCGGTCGCGTCCATGCGCAACGGGGCCATGATGCGCGAGAAGTTCTCCCGCCAGATGAACCAGCTCAAGCAAGAGCGCGACGGCTTCTACTCTGAGCGCACGCAGTTCATCGACGACTTACGCGGTCTACGCGAGAGTCCCGAGCAGTTCTTACACTCGATGGAGTCGATGGGCATGCCCGTGCTTGAGGCTGCCAAGTTGCTCGCAACTCAGTACGCCACGCGCGACTACATGAACAAGCAGGCGGGCGTGCAACAGGGCCAGCGTGGGCCAGGCGATGACTGGTACGAGGCTATCAAGGCCCGGCAAGAGCTGCAGAGCCTCAAGCGCCAGCAAGAGCACCAGACGCGGCAACAGCGCCAGCACCAGGAGCAGCAACAGTTCCAACAGCGCTCAACAGCCGTGCAAACCGTCGCGATGGAAGCCTTCAAGGCTGTGAGCGTCGACCCCGTCAAGCACCCGCAGTATTGGGACCGAGCTGCTCAGCACTTGCAGCGAATCTACGATGCCAAGCCCGAGCCCCGCGACGGTAGCGAGAAACCGCTCACGCGCGCGGACGTAAAAGAGGCTGTGCGTCTGGTCAAAGAAGAAATCGACACGTTCTTACGGGCGCATCAACAGCCCACGGCTGAGGCTCGCCCTGGCGCCGCCCCGCTCGACACACGCTCTGGCAAACAGGTCTCTGACCGCGCGCCCAAGAATGTTCAACCGAAGAAGACGACTGACGAGATCATGCGCGAGATGCGCGAGCGTCAAGGTGTCAGAATTCGGTGAGTTTTAGACTCTGCTACAATACTTATTGACTGGTTCTCGCGAGCACTCGCGAGGCCCTTGTTATGCTCAGCTGTTGCTCGGCCCGGTACCCACCGACAAGCCGACGTAGGCGCCGCTCTGGATAACCTCGGCAGTCTCTTAGAGAACCTCGTGCGTTACTTACAACAATAAAGGTTCTTTAAATAAATTATGGCTGCTGCTGATTCCGCTAATACCGGCGCGCTGCTCAAGCAGGTCTATGGTGACCTCGCTGACCCGCTCGCGCCAGAAGATTCGTTTGCTCGTGATGTGAAGTTCATGACCGGTAAAAAAATCGGTCGTGAGTACTACTGGCCCGTTCGCTTGGGCCTCGAGCTGGGCGTGAGCTTCTCGCTCACCCACAATGCCTACGCACTTGGTAACGCGGTCGACGCGATCTACCAGGATGCAACTGTGTCCGGCGCCGAGATGACTGTTCGCAGTCAGATCTCGTACGGGCAAATGTCCACCCTCTCCGAGTCCAAGGGCGACTCCGCGAAAGCGTACGATCAGGGCGTGGCAATCAAGATCTTGGGCATGACCCAAGGTCACGAGCTGTTTCGAGAGATGCAGCTGTGGTATGGGCCGGGTTCGGCTACGGCCGCGCCACTAGCCAGCAACATCGGTGTCGTGTCTGCGACCGGTGTCTCTGGCACTCCCGTTGCTGGTAGCTGCTATCTGACGACCACACGGGCTTCCTGGATCCCCGGTTTCTGGCAGAATTTCCAGAACGGGCTCTTCGATCTCTACAACGGTGCGACAAAGATCAACGTGGGCGGGGCCTTGCAGGTTACCGGTGTTGACGTTCTCAAGTGTCGCATTGCTGTCACTCCACTCGTGGGCACTGACCTCGCTCTGATCGCTAACAACGCGATCGGTGTTGTCGCATCAACGATCCAGTTCCACGACGCGGTTGGTAACAGCATGCTCGGTTTCCAGGGCATTGCTGAGACCAGCGGTTCTGTCTTCGGAATCTCGAACATCACCTACCCGCAGTGGAAGGTCATCAACTTCGCTGTCAACGGTGTACTGACATTCGATAACGTCACTGGCGCGCTCAGCGTGGCCGCTGATAACGGCTTGAAGCGTGGCGGTAAGCTTTACATCTGTAATCGCACTTGGACTGACCTGCTCAATGACGAGGTTGCGCTGCGGCGTTACTTTGGCGACGAGATGGGAGGTAAGGCAACTCCTGGTTTCAAGGAGCTCGAGTTTATTACTGCAACGGGCGTGATTCAGATCAAGCCCTACCAGTACATGAAGCAAGGCAATGCCGCATTCGTTCCGATGGACGTTTGGCATCGCGTTGGCTCGAGCGACATCACTGCAACTCTACCAGGCCAGCCCGATGAGTTTTTCTTCTTGCAGCTCCCATCCAACAACGGCGCCGAGCTCCGTACTTACAGTGATCAGGCGCTCATCGCTGACTTCTTCTTCACTACGATCTGGTTCACGGGTCTCGAAAATTCCTTCGATAGTTTGCCCTCGCTTAGCTAGTCACTAGCTAACGGTAGCTACTTACAGCTTTGCTTAGCCCCGAGCGCACGCGGTTCTTCGTGTGTCCTCGGGGCTCCTTCGTTCTGGATGTATTCGATCTATATAATTGTTCACAACCATTCTGGTCGTGTCTACGTCGGACAAACTTCGTATCCGGTAGACTTGCGACTCCAATGTCACTTTCGTCCGAGTAACCCATGCATTCACCTGCGTAACGCGATCCAAAAGTACGGGCGCGACGCATTCACTTGTTACGAGATCGCTCACGACCTGTCGAAGGAAGCGGCCGACACGCTAGAGATTGCGCTCATCGCTGAACACGGCAGTGCGCGCACAGGCTTCAATATTGCGGTTGGGGGGCCGAACGGTCGGCGCCGTAGCATATGCCAGCGCGGACACGACTTAGAGTTGCCCGGCGCTAGAACTAATCAGCATGCCTGCAAACGATGCGCGCAGCAAAAGGGGCGCGAACGTTATGCACGCAGGCGCGCCGATCCGGTGTGGTGGGCCAAGCAGTGCGCTTATCTCCGAGAATACAAGCGCGTCTGGCGCAAGACACGACAAGCGGCACAAGCCGCTTAGAACGAAAGACCAGTAATAGACTATGTTGCAATTTCTACCAGCAATCGCGGGCCTGCTCCAGAACAAACAGAAGCAAGCTGAGCAAGCCAAACAGGACGAGATCGCCGCGTACATGGGCCACGCGCCAGGCTCAGGCGGAGGGGGCGGTTCTGATAAGAGCGGTTTGCTCCAAGGGCTCGGCGGACTGCTCGGCGGACTCGGGGGCGGCAAGAAGAAATCGCCGACTCCAGTTCCAGGTCCAGGTCCAGGTCCAGTTCCAGGTCCAGGCGGCGGGAAGATCGATACTGAGAATCCCTACGGGCCGGCCCACTCTGAACCTGATGGTGATGAATACGGCGGCGCGAACGGCCCTCAAGATAACGATGACGAGTACCTCCTCTAAATGTTCACCGACGAGCTCATCACAAACGTTCGCGATCTCGCACAGGTGCCCGACAACGACGAGGACATCACCGATGAGTTCATCCTAAATCAAGCCTATCTCGGTCTTCTCGAGCGGTTCACGCATCCCGTGATCATGTTGCGTAACGGGTCGTGGCTACACAGCTATACGTTCACGACGACCGCGGGCGTTTCGCGTTATCGCATCCCGTCGCGTTCAATCGCGCAAGGTCTCGAGAAGATCGAGTGCGCGATGATGCAGGGCCAAAGCAACTCGAATGCGAGCCAGTGGTACCTGCTCAATGTTCAGACGAACATTCAGGCCACGGACTATGAGGGTATCAACTACACGGGGCGACCCGCGGCATTCACGTACATTAGCGATTCGGTCGATATCTATCCGACGCCCTCAGCGAACTGGACGCTGCGTGTTTGGTACTACCTTCGACCCACGCAACTCGTAACGTCAGACGAATATATCAGTGATTTCGGCGCTCAGATTGTTGCTGTAAACACGATCGGGACGGGTCTCTACCGCCTGACGCTTGATTCAGCGATTTTTAACGGTCTCGACAATGGCGGGCATCTGTACGACATCCAATTCACAACGGGTAACTGTGAATGGCTCGCTGTTGATGTGCTCGGTAGCTATCCTAGCCTCCCCAATCAGCTTGAAGTGTTCCTGACCGACAATGAAGTCGCATTGCTGCGTCAATCGCGCACGAACTACCTGTCGTCTAGCTACGACGCCATCATCAATCCCGCGACTTCGCCGACCTTTGTCGTCCCGCTTCCCCAAGAACTCTGCAACGCGCTCGTGTCCTATGTTGGCGCCGTCGTTCTCGCTGAGAAGGGCGACTCTGAGAAGGCACAAGTCTTCTCACAGAAGGCCGAGCTCGCGATAAAAAATCTGGTTGACGTCCAAATACCACGTTCGAAGGGCCAGCCTTCCGTATTCAAGACGCGGAACTCGTACTTGAGGCGCAGAATTGGACGTTGGGGCTTCGGGGGCACTCAGTTCTAAATGAAGAAGAGTGTCCCGCAAGTCACGGTTTCAGGGCTCGCGCGCAATCCCAACGCCAACAGCTTGCCCGCGGGCTCATGCGCGGTCGCTGAAAACGTTGTCTCAAGGCGCCCTGGCACCCTCACGCCGTGTCCAAGCTCAACTGCACTAGTCACGGTGCCAGTGCCCGGTCACACGACAGGTCGCGCTCTCTGGAGCGACGCAGACAATGCTGTGCTCGCTGCTACGCCCGCTGCGACTGATCCGAACGTATGGATGCCTGGCACTGACGAGACACAGACGGGCTGGCTCACGGCTTTTACCGTGAATCAGGAAGTGGGCGCGACTCAGAACTGGCAGCTGACGCAGCTTCAGATCGGCAAGTTCGCGAGTTACACGTACCGGAACATCGGCTTCTTGCCGGGCCTCACGCACGCCACATATAGCCATTTTCGCACGATCGTCACCGAGAAGTGGGGAACGATCGTGTCGGATGGGCAAGGTCTCGCTAACATCCGTTGGGCGGGACTCGTGCCGCCTGTGCTGAAGAACGGGACGAATACCGCGTCAACAGCCTACCCATGGTTCATAGACGGTAATAGCGTCTTGTATCGCGCACATTATTCGCTCGAGTCGCGCAACTCTGCTCAGCCGTTCATTGTAGTTGGGCCAGTAAGTAATGTGCTCGCGGTCTACTCTGTTGATACTGGGTACACGACGGTTCAGGCGTTTATTTCACGCGATGAGCCATATCTCACGAGTAGCACTGACTACGACATCTATCTGAACTTGTACCGTTCGACGCAAGACCTCGTCGATACAGCACAAGACCTGCCGTACGACTTTCAGCTGATCTACAGGCAGAAGCTCGACAGCACATATAACAGCGATACATACACCATAGTAGACAAGACTTCGGACCTTGCGCGTTCGAAGGGCGTGTATCTGTACACAAATGCCGAGCAACAGGGTGAACAAAGCAGTTCCTACTGTCCGCCCACCGCTCGTGACGTCGCTGTGTTTCGAGATACGACGTTCTATGCGAATCGCGCGGGCTTCGCTGAGCGTGTTCTCACTGTACCGGGACCTCTGCTCGATTCGGTCAACGGAACAGGGCTGTTCTCGGAAGCGGATCGCGCGTCGGGAATAGGCACACGCAAGCTTTTGAACTGCACGCTCACGAGCGGGAGCGCAGTTGTCACAACCACAACCTCGTTGACGGGTATCGTTCCTGGCCAGTTGGTGTTCCTGGCGAAAGGTTCGAATTCGATTCTTACGCATATCGTCAGTGTTGGCTCGGGCACGTTTACGGTTGCTGATGTGTGGCCCTATACGAGCGGCGCTACGGGTTTTGCGATCGTTCAGGACGCGTACAAGATTCACGTCTACTATGCAGACGGTTCGACGGCAAGTTACTACAACGTAGTAAGCGCACAGTCGATCTTCACGAGTAGTAACTACCCTGTATATCCACCCGCGCCCGGCTTCCGTATCTTCGGGCCGTTTGGTGAGTATCCGCTGCCTGCGTACGGGCGCGAGGTGACGTTCATCTTCACGTATCCGGCTATCAAGCGGGTCTTGTACTTCGATTTGTTTCTGACGAACGGGCAGAACTACAGCCCGGCGTACACGGGCGATTTCATCGCAGAGACGCTACCTCTGAAGTCGTCGAACGATACGCGACCCAATGCCCTGTTCTTTTCCAAGACGGGGAAGCCCGAAGAAGTTCCGTTCACGAATAACGTAGACATCGGCGCGGGGACCATCCTCAAGATGGCACCGACCCAGTCCGCGCTCTTAGTTCTCGCAACAGACGGTCTCTGGCGTGTCACAGGCGACGGCACGAGCTGGCAAGTGAACCAGGTCGACCCCACCGTCACACTGTTACATCCCGCTTGTCTAACAACGCTCAACAATCAGATCTATGGTTGGGTCGAGGACGGTCTGAGTCTCATCGGTGAAGACGGCGCGCAAACTATCTCAACCGATGCAGTCGGCCCCGACATCCGCGAGTGGGCAACGACGATCAAAGGCTGGGGCGCGCCCTATTTCTGGGGGCCAAGTCTCGCAGGCGACCGCTTCTGGAACGAGGTCTGGCTCAATGTGCACAGAGCCTACAGCACAGGCTCAGGCGGACCCGACCACGTTACGACTCTCGTGTACAACACCGACACGAAGAACTTCACGCGCTTGCAAAGACCGTTGTTCGCAAACGTGGTCTATTCGCCCGACGCAAATCGCATGGTCTCGAGCGTGTTCGTCTCGGGCAGTCCGAACAACATCGCTCTGACTGTGCAGAGTGACTTCTACGACCCCGCGGGCGACGGCTGGCTGCCCGCAACGGTATGGTTCAACGCGATCCAAACCGACGACAAAGGCAAGCTCAAGCAGTGGATGGACGTGAACTATTTCGTTGCGAACGTACAAACCGAAGTAGGCGCCGCGACTAGCTACATGCACGGGCTCTTTGACGCGCGCAATGAAAACACGGACCCGTACGAGGACGATTTCTCGGTGAACAGCCAGAGCATGGTCGAACTCTCACGCGACGTGCACTTCTGGATTCCGAGGCGCGCTGCTCTGTCGGATCAGATGCAGTTGGGCGTGCAGTTTCACGCGTCGGGCTTTGACGTCGATGTCACGGGCTTCAACTTTCAACTTCAAGGCTTCACGGTCCGATATCGGGTCGCGAGTGACACGTTGAAACGATGAGACTCGCGCCTACAGTTCCCGTTGGCCTTCAAGACGTCAAGCTCATAACGTTGCTCACAGCTATCGTGAAGTGCCTCAAAATCCAGCCTGATAGCCAGTGCTATACTGTGACTGTAGTCTGGAAGGTCCCGTTCGTGCTGCAGATCCCCGAAGCAGGGAACACGCAACCACGCAACATCAAGCCCAACATCATCAGGCTCGGGAACGCGGTTCTGACAGCCGCCCCCGAGACAGTCGTTGAATGGGGCGCGGCTACAAACTGGGTTTGGCAAGGTAATAGTATCGTGAAGATTTTGAACCAGGCAGGTCTGGTCGAGGGCGTGCGCTACACGCTGACGTTCGAGGTGGTGAGCTAATGAGTGCTCAAGACGATTACGCGGATCTGATCGGGCAGCCGTTACCCAAGCAGGGCGACTCGCTCGAGGGCTCGATTGGCAAGTACGATCTCGGCGGGAACATTCTCTTCGATTACGGCGGGGGCGCGCTCAACAACGCGATTGATCGACGTAACGCGAAGCTCGACAAGATCAAGAGTCAGATCACTGCTGAGCAGTACGCGCGGCTTAAAGCAGCGGTCGCGTCGAACACAGCCGACTGGGAAAAGCTCACTACACAGATTCTCGGCGCCGATGGTGAGAAGCTCAATGACTTCTACTCGGGCGTAGAGGCGAGCGATGCAGCGAATCTCGCCGACTACAAGAAGGCGATGGGTGGTTACGCCCCTGTCGAGGATCTGTTCAAGAATCCGAACTTCTATGGCGACGTTGGCGATGTAACGAACCAAGCCAAGCCCACTGACGCGACCGTGCAAGAACAGCGCGGAATGCTCGCGAAGATGAAGACGCTCAGTGATCCCACTGAGACGGCGCAAGAGCGTTTTCAGCGGTTGATGGCACAGCGCACAGCCGATGCGAACATGAAGGGACAGCGCGACTCGATCGCGCAAGATCTCAAAGCTCGCGGCGTGTACGGCTCGGGTGCCGAAGTTGTTCAGAACATGATGAGTCAGGCGGACGAGGCCAATCGTCGGTACATGGCGAACTTAGCGGCAGATGCGCAGGCGCAAGGGCGCGCGACACAGATGCTGGGCATGGGTTCAGACCTCGCAGCCAAGATGCGAGGCGCAGAGACGCAGGAGGGCGCGCTCGCGAACCAAGTCAACATGTTCAATAACAACGTGAACCAGAATACCGCGAACACGCGTTCGGGCGCACAGATCGGCGGTCGAGAGTTCGACACGGGCACTGGTCAACGCGCGGCAACGAGTGTGCTGCAAGCTGGACAAGATGTGAACCGTGGTTTGCGCGACGACAAGGGCCGTTTGATTGATACGACAACCGGACTAGTCAAGGGCGGAATCGGTATTCGTAACTCTGGCACCGGCGCACTTAGCGCTGCGGATGACGTGTTCAAGCAGGACATCGACGAAACCAAGGCTGGCAACACTGCTCGTAAGAGCACCGGTGGCCTGATTGCGAACATGTAATGTATAAGTACTCACTCGAAGAAGACAACCTGCTCACGCCTCCCGAGGGCACGGTCGACACTCGCGCTCGTCCGAGTGCGTTGACGGGCGATATGCTCAATCTGAATGCGCTCGAGGCACCCGCGCCTGAATCTTTGCCCGAGACACCAGCGCCAGCTCCCGCACCCGTAGGCCCCGCCGTCACTTCCTACCAAGAAGAGATCGCGAAAGCAGCGCCGAAGATGTTCTCGCCCCACTTCACGCAAGAAGAGTGGGACGCGGCAAAGGCTCGCCAAAAGGCTGCGAACGAGGAAGTCGCGAAGACGGGCGAGACTGCCGAATCACGTCTCGTGAGTGCCGCGCCCAGTTGGTATGAGGCAGGCAAGCCGCCGCCCTCGCATGGCGGATGGGCAGACGCTGCGACTATGCTCGGTAACATGGGCGCTGCAGGCTCTCTGCAGGCGATGAAAGATCCACGTCGACCGATGGATTTGAAGGCGCAAGACGCGCGGAAGGCTGCGTTGTCCACGGGCCTGAGCACGCTTCTGTCCAACTTGTTCACGCACGGTCAGACTGACTACAAGGCGAACCAAGACGCGGCTCTCAAAGAAGCGCAGATGATGAAGACCGTGCCAGGTGGCAAGAGCGCGAGTCAGCTCAAGCGCGAGGGCGCGGACAAGTTGATGGACCAGATGCATCAAGATGCAGTGCTGGGAAGTCTCGAGACAAACCGCAAGTTCAACCAAGAGCACATCGACGCCGAGCTGGACCCGAACGATCCACAAGCGATCGCGTGGCGCAAATCGCTCATCGCTCAGGGTATTGCCCCCGAGGAAGTCGATGGGCTTGGACGCAAGGCTCTGCAAGGCACAGCCGCTGCGCATAACATCACTCTGTCGGCTGGTCATACCGCTGGTCAGAAGACCGCAGACGAAGCGAACAAGGAACGACAAATCGTTCTCGAGCAGAAGGTCAAGCAAGACGCGAAGCTCGATGATGAGCTGAGAGCAGAGCGACACCGGCGCGGCGAAGGTTTCATTCCAGACGTCGACTGGGTCAACAATACGCCTCCGCCTGGCCACGCTGTTGAGGACGTGCGCGAACTCTGGAAGACCAAAAAGGGCTTCACGGACCGACTCGAGCGCATGCAACAGATTCAAACGCGCATTGAGCAGATTGCGGCGAAGTATGCGGCCGATCATGGCTTGACGGGCGGCGCGGCCGAAGCGCTCAATGCTCTGGGACCCCTTGCGAAATGGACAGAGAAAATCGGCGGGCCAGAAGTACACGATCTCGTCAACGAAGCGACGATCTTGCAGACTTCAATTCAGAACTTCGTGCGCAGCAAGAGCTATAGCAACTTGGGCGTGATGCAACAGTGGGAAGATCTGAAGACCCGCATGGATCTTCCGGTCGCTGGTTCTGTCACTGCATATCTGCGCGGCCCCGCTTCGTGGAAAGCTCTATCTAACGACGTTAATCGAATGTTTGAAGATGGCGTGACTGCCGCTGGCGGCGTCGTTCGCGCACCAGGAAAAGCGCCGACTGATAATGGAGCTAGAACGCCCGAACAAGAGCGAGCTGAGCATCCAGCCCCGGCAATCCCGGAACCGGTGCAATACAATCCACGTACGCGAACGGTTGAGCCACGGGCGGGTGCTGGTGCAACAGAGCCTATACCAACGACAAGCGAAACTCTGACTGAGCGAGCGCCGGTGCCGCCGATCACGCACGCGACCCCCGCGCCAGCGCCAGCACCCGCCCCAAAGCTCGAGGCCGGTCAGAAGATGTACAAGATCACGAAGAAGGATGGCAAGACTGCGGACAAGGCAATGACACCTGAAGATGCGAAGCTGTTGGGGTCGCATACAGACGTAATCGCTAGCGTCGTGGAGATCTAATGCCTCCCGAACCCGATGAGTTCGACGCGTTAATCGCAAAAGCGAAGCAGACCGTAGGTGACGGTGCAAAAGCGACGGGCGATGAGTTCGACGACTTGATCGCGAAGTCGCGTGCTGAGTCGGAGAAGCGTGTGAGTCACAACGACTCAGGTCACGTTGAACGTCCTTGGTACGATTTCTGGTCTCAGTACACGAACCCGACGCCTCTCGAGCGTCAAGATTTCGAAGCTAACAACAAGCGCGAGCAAGAACAAGCCGCGCACCAGATCACCAACACGTTCCAGCATCCCGCGAGTATCGTCACGCGCGAGCTCGGGCCTGGCGCTGGGATGTTGCTCGGTGGGCCGGAAGTCGGCGCACTCGGCAAGTTCGGTGCGCCCGCAGCGCGTGCTGGTCTCGGTGCACTCGCAGGCGGCACCGTCGAAGGTGCAGACGCACTCGCTAGCGGCGCGAGCTTACCCGAGGCCGGTGAGCGTGCACTAACAGGTGCAGGTGTCGCGGGCAGTGCAGCACTCGGGCTCGAGGGTCTCGGGGCGGGCCTTGGTGCTATGGGCGGTGCAGCTAAAGGCGCAGCAAACCGCAAGCTCGCTGAGCGCGCGTACCCGCCCGCTGATCTCACCAAGATCCGTGCGAATGAAGGTGGCGCGGGCGTAGTGAACGCAGGACAAGAACTGCGCGACATGGGCCTCACTCGCCCTCGCGGTGTTAGGGACTTGTTCGGTGTATCGCCCAACACGCTGAGCGAGAATTCGCGTGGCATTCTTGACCAAGCCAACGAGCAAGCAGCCGCTGCGACGAAGCGTATTCTCAGCACGCCCACAGGCGAGCTCTCACCTCCCGTGAACGGCGAGATGTCGCCCGTGACAGTGGGCGACGCGGGCGTGAACATGGATCCCGTGCGCGCGCGCCTGTACGGCAAAGCAACGGAACTCGAGCGAGGCAAAGTCCCCGACGCGGCCAAGCGTTATCGCCAGGTCGCGAATCGAGTTACTACGCCGTATTCAAAGTCGGCGCCAGGCGAGCCAGAGATCACACCGCTCGAGGGCCTTGAGTCACGCGCGCCTGACATGTCTGAGCCGCCCGTGAGTCAGCTTCCGCTCGAGTCACGCATGCCCGAGCAACCGCCCGATCCTAGCGCACTCTCGAGCGAGCCTACTGGCCCGATTGAGTCGAACGCGCCGCCGCCATCTGAGTTTCACGGCGACAACCTGTTAGATGTCCCGCCGCCTGGCCCGCCTGGCGAGATCGACACGACCTCACATCTCGCGAACACGTATCGAGCAAGCACACCCGAAGTAAGCAAACAGCCGATTCTCGATCTTGAGTTCCGAGGCACGCCTCGCAACCCAGCAAGGGACGCAGGCGCGGGTACTGCGAACATGTCGCCGAGCCCGTACGAAGATCTTATGTCGAGCGCGCCTGAGCCTCGCCCGTATCCGGGACGGGGCGCACCGATCGATGTGCCAGCGCGCGAAGATTTGCTCAATCAAGTTGGCAGTGAACTACGCGACGTGCCTATGACTCCGGGAGGCGAGACTGTGCCTCTCGGTGGGCACCATCAGCGGCGGATGCAACGGCTCGAGTCTGGCGTACCAGATTTGAATGCCAATGCGCCTGGCGTGCAAACGCCTGACTTGAATCTACTGAGCGGACTGGGCGAGCAGATGGACATCTTGCCGTCGCAGCGATGGGGAGCGGGTAAGCCCGTGTCTATCCACGACGCGCCTGAGACGTTCCCACAGGGCACTGAGCCTGTCGACACGTCCTATTGGCCGCACCCTTACGAGATGTCTCGTAACGAGCCGCCAGTGCCCCCACAAGAGGCCGGGCTGCCTCCTGCCAAGCAGACGGTCACAGAGCCCACGCCCCGGTTCCAAGGCAACTCGCCGCCTCCAGGGCTCGACGTTCCGAACGAATATAAAGCGGGGCTTAATGAACGTGCACTGCCCGAGTCTGAGCCAGTGCCCGCGCTGTATCCAGATCAGCCGCCCAATGTACCCGGCGAGCTCGCGCCTCTCGGCATGTCTCGCCGCGCGCCTATCGTTGGGCCTGTACAACGCAACGAACTGTCTAAGTTAGTCGGCCCGCGTCCGACGACTAGTAGCCTCGCGCCTGGCACGGCTGAGCCCCTCGATATCTCGGGTATCTCGCCCACGAGCGCGCCGATCGACAACGGGTTCTTCCCGCAAACGCCGCGCCCCATGACTCCCGCGGCCCCCGCCCCGTATCCGCTCGAGGAAGCGATGCACACGCGCCGCACACTCGGCAATCGCATTGCGAACTTTGACGGGCGCCAGCTCGGGCAACGCGAGAACGACGTGAACGCTGCGAACGTCGAAGCGTGGAAGGGCATGGGTGACGCTGTCACAGACGCCTTCGATAACGGCGCTGCGAGCCCCGCTGACGTCGCCGATCTACGTCAAGCGAACAAGACGTTTAGCACCGTCGCGGACGTCAACAAGAACCTCGCAGGGCGCACGAATCGAGACTTTCAGACACCAAGCACGATTCAGGGCAATGAGAGCATTCTCGGGGGTGGGCTGAAAGGCACTGCAGCTATTGGCCGCGGTCTGTTGGGCGTGAACTCGCAATACGCACTCGGGCAAGGACTCGAGGGTGCTGGAACAGCGGCGCGTGCTGGTAGCGATCTAGCGCGCATGGGTGCCGGTCTCGGTTGGACAGGCAACGATCATCCCGAGGTCGCAAAGGCTGCGCAGGAAAACCCCGGTGCGCCGAAAGCTGCTGTTGAGCAGAAGGCTAACGACGACATGAAAACACAGCTTATGGATACATGGTATAATGTGCTTGGTAAAGCTAAGAGCATGTTTCAGTGATTGAACTACCGCACGCGCCAACCGATGTGACGCGCACAAATCTGACACTGACTAACTCGAGCCCAATCGACGTGCTTGAAGATCGCAGCGGCGTTGCGACTCTTATCATCTCTCACCCGAGCGGCGCAGCAGTACAAGCGCAGTTTGACTCGGACAACGCGCCTATCGATGCGTCAGATTCAATACCCCTTGGCGTCTACACGGTCTTAGAGATTTCGAAAGCAACTCGGTACATGACACTCTTTGGGAACGGCGCCACGAGCGTTTATTGGTACGTTGTATGAAACAGAAAGCGCCGCAAGCGCCTGTCATCCCTCACTCGGTTCTGTTCGGCGCAATAGCTACCGCTCCCCTGCTTATATTCGACGGCTCGGGCGTGATCGATATCGTGATGTGCGCACTTGGTGCAACGGCGGGTGTGATTTTCGGCGATTCGAACAGCATGAGTCTCGCCAGCGCGAGCAATGCGTTTCCTATCGGCACTGAGTGGGTACGCATGCCCCTCAATCGCGCAACTCGCTACATGAGCGCAGTGGCACTCGTTGGGACAAGCGGCACCTTGTACTATTATTTTCCAGGACAGACAGAAGTCTGATGCCAATGAAGTCAAAGGCCCAGCGTGCGTACCTCTGGGCGAATGAGCCGAAGGTCGCAAAAGAGTTCGAAGCCAAAACCACTAAGGGCAAAAAGCTTCCAGAGCACGTCAAGAAAAAGAAGAAGAAATAGACATGGGAAAATTGAGTTCCCGCGATCGCAAGCTAGCGCACCTCGCGGGTGAAAACGTAAGTAACATTGAGAATCGCCAGTTTGCGACGCTCGCAGCTTCTGCCTCGCAGCTCATCCTGCAAGGGCCGCTGCAGGTCGTTCCGACGACTGCGTTTCAGACAGCCACGCAAGTCGTATACTGGACTTATATCGGCATGACCCAGAAGACCTTGACGGTCGACTACATCCGGTTCGTTCAGACCGCTGCGGCAGCGGGCACTCAAACAGCTGAGGTCTATCTCGCGACGACTCCTGATGCACCTGATGGCACTGCCAAGTCGTTGACTGTCAAGTACGTGAACAACACGCTCGACAACCTCGTGACGGGTACTTACACGAACGGTCTCGTGAAGGGCAACGCGACCGCGGCGGGTTATACCGTCTCGCCTGCGACGCACCTCTGGGCGGGCGCACGGTTCGCAATGTCCGGCACACCACAGCCAGCCGTCTTTGGCGTCGGGCTCGATCTCTTGGTTGGTTATATTCAGACGACCACGGCAGTAACGACTCCGATGGCCGTGGGCGATGTCAAGACGGGCGCTCTCTACTCGCAGACCGTTGCGAACTCGGCCGTTGCGCTTGCGCCGTTCTTGCGTGTTCAAGTAAGAGCCTAGTTGCTCTGTACCCATGTAGGGACTATAAGTCTCTGCATGGTCAAGTACACGATCCAGTCCATGAGGGGCGTGGTAGAACACTACCGCGCCTTTCGCATTCAGCCCCCTGACTGTGTCAACTGCAAGTACCTCGTCCTGTCAGACGCGGACGAGGACGTGCCGGAGGGCTTCGAAGAGATGCGTCGCGAGCATCGGTACATCTCGCAGTGCCCCGAGCACAACAAGCCTCTTTACCAGTGGCTGCACAAAGCTGATTTAGACACAGCCGCGCGCTGGCTAGTCAAGCGGGGGAATCGCTCTAAGACCGGCACGCTCGTGTTCGAGAAGATCATGCACGAGCTACAGAAAGACATGGGGTTATGAACGAGCACACGTGCAAGCATTGTGGGTACCATGTGCATAAACCAGGTTGCGCGTTCGAGAAGCCTTTCAAGTATCAGCTTCTGTTCGTAGATTCAAAGCAACAACTCGAAGAAATCCTCGAGTACATTCGAACGGGGGCTTGGCGTGAGATTACGTGAGCCGTACGTTCGCAAGCACGTATGCCAGTACGCGCAACCGATCATGCAGTACGTTGATCACGACAAGCTTGTCGTTCAACGCACATGTTCTGATTGTGACAAGGTTCAGTGCGCGATCTTCACGTCGATGCCGCTGCTGCCCCTCGAGCTCATCCCGTATATCGACGGGACGTGGCTCGACACGACGCTCTACGATTACGTGAATCGCTGACTGTATGTTTTCTCCGAATTTCTCTGGCTTCCTCCGCGACCCGAAACGTATCGTCGTTCGTTCGACCAAGAGCGGGGACTTCGACAAGACGCGCGCATGGTTCTGCGACAAGAAGAGCAAGGTGAGCGCGCACTATCTCATCGGGCGGGCGGGCGAGCTCGCCCAGCTCGTTCCGTTGAACCGATGCGCGTGGTCGGGCATTCACAACCGAGACAGTATCGCGATTGGGCTAGTGTCGTGGGGGCCGCTCGTGCTGCGCGAGGGAAAGTTTTATAGCGCTCTTTATGGCAACGAGGTCCCTTTCAACGAAGTCCGCGACGAGCAGAACGGCGGGTACCGGTACTGGCACGCGTTCACGAAGGCTCAGCTCGCGAAGCTTGATGAGGTAGTTGCGCGGTTCTCGGGCCTTGATATAGTCGGCCCATGAACGTTCAAGTCAACGACGTGATTCAGCTCGACCCGGCACAGAGCACGTGGGGGCCGCTGCTGTGCATCGTGAGCGAGGTCAAGAGTTGGGGTGTTCAGTGCTATGCACTGGTACCAGAACAGCGAGACAAGCTACCTGGCTGCATGTACTTGCGAGTTGAACACGGCAAGTACGTGTACATTGGTCGCGTTGAGTGGGCTGTCGCAACTCGAGAAGATAGCTCAGACCCCGAATCTTCTTGATCGAGTTACAGTTCGCGCACGCGACGTCGAAGCGCCCCTGTGGATAGCCCAAGTCCCGCAGATGCCTATACAGCGTCTGCCCGGCTAGCCCTTGCTTCTTGTCAACGTGCCCGTCGTCGTATCGGTGCTCGAGGTTGAGCGCGTCGAAGTCGGCGCAGCCGCAGTAGAGACAGCGCGCGCCTCCGTACGCCTCGAACGTCGCTCGTTTTAGTCGTTCTCGGCAGGTGGCACATCGGACTCGATCGGGGCGATCTCGAGTGAGACCGCATCTGCACTGCACACTGGATTATAGCATCAGTCCCACGACCACCAATCCCAGCGGATACTCGCCCGCTCCCACTTAATCGTGCTCTCCGAGTGCTTGATCAGTTGCTGCTTGAGCTGTGCTCGTCGTCTCTGGTTCTCGATCTTCCGTTCCGACTTCCACATGTACTTGCGCGGGCGGCGTCTGGGCATGTAGCAAGTTTAGCAGAGCTAGTTCGAGTACCTCACTGAGCACAGCGTGATCGCTCTCGATATCGCGATGCTGTGAGACGTTCTCTATAGCGTCCCAGAACGAGGCTGGCACTCCATCCCATGCGACAAGTTTTGCTTTCGCGCACTCGGGACAGATCATCGGCACGTTGTGTATTTGACATGGGTACATGGCTTCGACCTTTAGCAGAGCTGCGTCATAGAAACTCGGCCGCCCTTTTCGAGTACGTGTGTGTTGCATCATCCACGCCCAGAACGAGCGCGTGCACGGCCCACAGATCAGAGTCTTCGCAGACCAGGCACAACCGGTAGCAGGATGGGCGGCGCCTTTGCACGAGGGACAGTTCAGAACTCCTCGGCTGCCTCGAGTAACTCATAATCCTCGACGTAGAACAAGTCCGCCTGATTCGATTGCGTGTTCGCGTTCCATAAGAACTGCCCGAGGCGTTGCTTCGGGTGCTGTTCCCATGCTTTTAGCAAGCGCTTGAGTACTTCGGCTTTTTGTTCGGGGGTTGTGGCGCGTGTGACTTTTGGCATAAAAGAAAATGGCCCGTGTATTTACTACACGAGCCAGAGAGAAAACTACCGACAGAGAAGCGTTGACACACTTTTAGGTGCTCTACCAACTGAGCTATATTCGAACTTTCGGACGAACAGCTGGACTCGAACCAGCGACAACCCCGTTATCTGCGGATGTAGTGCCAACTAACATTCGGTAGCGAGAAAACAGAGTCACTGACAGATAGGCGTGGACACGTTCAATGCTGTTGTTCTACCAGGCTGAACTATACCCCTGAATAGTCGGGGTAGCTGGATTTGAACCAGCGACAGACGGCTCCCTATGTAGTGCCCACTAGATTCAGTGACGAACAAACAACATCACCAGCAGAGAGACGTGGACACAACTTCGGCGTTCTATCCAGCTGAACTACGGCAAGTTTAAAGCTCACCGGTTGGATTCGAACCAACGACTTCCGGCGTGAATGGCAATGTAGTGCCCACTAGATCTGGTGACTGAAATAGCGTTACTAGCAGGTAAACGCTCGAGACTTGACAATTCCAAAAAATGTAGTCCCGAACTAAATCTAGTAACTGAAAATGGGTGCTATCAGCAGGAAGGCGCCCGACACTTGTTTTTGATGGATGTATGTAGTGCCGAACAGTATCTGATAGCGAAAATCGTGACTGGCCTGCCTATGAGCGACACCAACCGGATTGTCAGCATCAACGGCCAGTCACACGATACTTATAGCTCCACAGCTTCGATTACGCCAACCCAATTCTTGGCATCGCCCGACAAAAAGTTCGCGACGACATCGAACACAGCGTCAGAGAAACCGCCCACGTTCAAACGGTCAGTGCTCGAGGTTGCTTGTGTCGACGTCATCGCTGCGATGTCGATGCACACGAGCTTAGAGCGAGGCGAGCGAGCCTTGAGCTTTGCCCACTCAGCCATCATGCCTGTATCGCGATAGTACGAGTGCCCCGCCCACGACTCGTTATCGCTCACGAAGATGACGATGTCGGGGTTGAGCTTGCGCTTGTTGAGCTCGATGAGCGGGAGCTCGCACTGAGTTCCGCCGCCGCCGAGCTGGGCCAGGCGCGTTGCGAAGTTCATGACGCTCGCTTCTTTTGTAACCTCGGCTACGAAACAGCGCGTGTCGAAGGGCAGGACAATGCTCTTTTTCGAGCGCTTCACGAGCGCGGCCGTGAACAGCGCCGCTGCGTCCACGTAGCGCACCTTGGTCGTTTGTCCGGGACGGTTGCCGGTGATGGGACTCGACATCGACCCGGACACGTCGAGGCACAGAGCAACGTTCCCGTCGAGATAGGGCACGTTCTCGAGCGCGTGCTCCATGGCTTGCTCGAGGGCAGCGACGATGGATGGGGGCGTGTCCGCGCCCTCGGTCGGAGTCGAAAAGCGCCACGGATCTTTTACATCAGCCAAGCTCGAGACTGCGCGAAACGCGCTCATGATCTGGTACGGGAAGGTCTTGGCCTTCTGCACCAGCTCTTTGTTGCTGAGACGCTCAGCGATGAGCTCGACCATTGCTGCGCTCGAGAACACGCCGTGACGACGAAACGTGTTCAGGTTCTTGATAGTCATCGTCCACGACGCTCGAGACGCGACCTCCGCCCACTCGTCGTCGGACAAGTTCATCGAGTCGAGCATGCGGAAGTCCACGTCAGGCACAACCCCCTCGCGCGTCTTCTTCCACGCTTCGTAGCGCTTGACCTCTTCCGGTAGCTTCGACGCGTCATACTTGGTCGTGACGATCGTGCCCGCGTGCTCGTCGAGGATGTACGGCAGACCGTGCTTCTTCTGCCGCTCAGTGATCGCCCAGAGCATGACCTTGTCGATCTCGCCCGTCTTCGTGCGCGGCGTGCAGAGCTTCGTCTCGTCGCCGATCAAGTACCCGTACATCGCCCGCTGTGTCTCGCTCAACGTGTCGGGGCGGATCGTGCGAATAATATATGACAGGCTCGGTGTCTCACCGATGCTATCGCGCAAGAGGGCCATCGGATGACGCTTGTTGAGCCACGATTCGATCGCGCGACGGGGGCGCGAGCCAAAAGACTTACGTCCGGTAATCCCCGACCGAAGAATTTGGACGAAGTTACGGAGCATCTTGCCGTTATCGATCACGTGGGCGAACGCGCGCGTGAACTCGGGCGCCTGGCGGGCGGCAAGCACAGCGAGCAAATATGCTGGCATGTCTTTGAGCTTGCCCTGTTGACGCGCGTACGTGGCCGCTTGAGCAATGAATCTTGAGTCCAGCTGCTCACATAGTTTCTTGACGTCGTCTAACTGTTCGGTCGCCGTCGTATAGTAAGTACTGCCGAAGAAGCCAGTGGCGGCGTACTGGGCGAGTTGTTCTTTGGCTGAGTAGCTGTACGCGCTACCGCCTGCTTTGTTGGGTGTGACGCGTGGCTGTAAAAGGGTATTGTCCACAGTCCCAACTCTGGGATAATGTGGCGAAATGCGCAAGTCCCTCTTACATGCGTGGTACTTTTTCGCGTAGGGTCGCTGATCCCATGACGACATTGTTCAAACAAGCCGCTCGCGTCGAAGGCGAAGGCCCCGTCGAAGTACATCGCGCGAAGCCACAGGACATAATCATCGCGAGCACGACGTACCGCGGGCACACACAACACATTTATCTGACTGAGCACATGGCCGCGAAACTAGTTGTCGTGCTCGCGTTCATGATCGGATTACCAATCGCGAACAAGGTATTAAAGGCGGTGAAGATGTGATCGCGTATACGATCAACC